ATGAAAAAATTACTGCATCTTTTTTTCCCGCTCTCGCTGCGGGTACGTTTTCTGTTAGCAACGGCAGCAGTAGTATTGGTGCTTTCGCTTGCCTACGGAATGGTTGCGCTGATCGGTTATAGCGTCAGTTTCGATAAAACCACGTTTCGGCTGTTACGTGGCGAGAGCAATCTGTTCTATACCCTTGCGAAGTGGGAAAACAATAAGTTGCATGTCGAGTTACCCGAAAATATCGACAAGCAAAGCCCCACGATGACACTAATTTATGATGAGAACGGGCAGCTTTTATGGGCGCAACGTGACGTGCCCTGGCTGATGAAGATGATCCAGCCTGACTGGCTGAAATCGAATGGTTTTCATGAAATTGAAGCGGATGTTAACGATACCAGCCTCTTGCTGAGTGGAGATCATTCGATACAGCAACAGTTGCAGGAAGTGCGGGAAGATGATGACGACGCGGAGATGACCCACTCGGTGGCGGTAAACGTCTACCCGGCAACATCGCGGATGCCAAAGTTAACCATTGTGGTGGTGGATACCATTCCGGTGGAGCTAAAAAGTTCCTATATGGTCTGGAGCTGGTTTATCTATGTGCTCTCAGCCAATCTGCTGTTAGTGATCCCGCTGCTGTGGGTCGCCGCCTGGTGGAGTTTACGCCCCATCGAAGCCCTGGCAAAAGAAGTCCGCGAACTGGAAGAACATAACCGTGAATTGCTCAATCCAGCCACAACGCGAGAACTGACCAGTCTGGTACGAAACCTGAACCGACTGTTAAAAAGTGAACGCGAACGTTACGACAAATATCGTACGACGCTCACCGACCTGACCCATAGTCTGAAAACGCCACTGGCGGTGCTGCAAAGTACGCTGCGTTCTCTGCGTAGTGAGAAGATGAGCGTCAGTGATGCTGAGCCGGTAATGCTGGAGCAAATCAGCCGCATTTCACAGCAAATTGGCTACTACCTGCATCGTGCCAGTATGCGCGGCGGGACATTGCTTAGCCGCGAGCTGCATCCGGTCGCCCCACTGTTGGACAATCTCACCTCGGCGCTGAACAAAGTGTATCAACGCAAAGGGGTCAATATCTCTCTCGATATTTCGCCAGAGATCAGCTTTGTTGGTGAGCAGAACGATTTTGTCGAGGTGATGGGTAATGTGCTGGATAATGCCTGTAAATATTGCCTCGAATTTGTCGAAATTTCTGCAAGGCAAACCGACGAGCATCTCTATATTGTGGTCGAGGATGATGGCCCCGGTATTCCATTAAGCAAGCGAGAGGTCATTTTCGACCGTGGTCAACGGGTTGATACTTTACGCCCTGGGCAAGGTGTGGGGCTGGCGGTAGCCCGCGAAATCACCGAGCAATATGAGGGTAAAATCGTCGCCGGAGAGAGCATGCTGGGCGGTGCGCGGATGGAAGTGATTTTTGGTCGCCAGCATTCTGCACCGAAAGATGAATAAATATGTCCGAAAGAATCAACGGGTTAGGCCTTAATGGGCTGCGTGGTAATTATCAGCATCCAGAATATGACGGGTTATGTTTCCGACCTCCTCAATTTGAGGTTCCCGAAAATATCAACGGGTTAGGCTGGTTTCCCCGATGTTCGCCGCTGGCGAATTTCGAAAATATCAACCAGTTACCGCCGCAACCGCTCCGGCTTCTTCCAGTGGTATGTAATTTTCTCCGTTTCCCGATACAGTGCCACGCGGCGATTGTAGGCCAGCATTTCAAGAACGCGGATCCGTATGTTGCGCATATCCACATCATTAAGCTGGATACCATCACGGCGCATCACCTCAGCAACAACACGCGCATAATTTTCGGCTGTCACGCTGTCCGGCTGCGTGGCCTGTTCGTCAGTCTGCTGGCTGATTCCACCAGCACGGCGGATTAATCCCAGTATTTCGGCTTCTGTCATTGTGCACCCATCGTTCTGATTGTCTGGTGTCGTCGGGTCCTTCCTGGAATTATGGACCCGTTACGGGGCGGCGACCTCGCGGTTTTTATCTGTTTATGAAAATTTTTCTGGAAAAAGCATGTCGGTACTTCTCGAACATAACTATTTGTTTTTAAATAGATACACAATAAAAAGAAACGACACGGTAATCATCTAAAATGGCGATTTATGACGCTTTCATGTCGTTTCTCAGTTTTGTTCAATAATTGCGCGTCTGTTACTCGCCTTTCTTCTGTAGCAACTTTTCCGGTACGTTTCCGGTTGTTTCTTTCAAGTAATCAGCCAGTATCTGTGGGAGGTTGTCGGCAACTCTGGCACTGGCATTACAGGCTTTAACCACTTCCCTTTTAAGCCTATCCAGCATGGCGGGGGTAATCTGTGGGAAGCTCCTTTGCATAGTAAGCGGGAGGCTGTCCATGATTGATGAAATCTGACTCGCCAGCTTTGAAAGCGCGTACAGGCAAAACTCAGTATCAATCACGTCACCGCGATCGCGCTCGTTTTTAAGTTCCTGCGCCTCCGCCTGTGCTGTCAGTAATCTGATCCTGACTCGTAAGAGTTCATCATCATCAATATCGCCTTTGTCGTTTGTAAGCTGGCTAATTGCATTGTTAACCCTATTGTCTATCACGCTGGCAACATCGTAAAACGCCTCACGGCCTTTACGTTCAACGGGAGTCACTCCCCACTTGTCGAACGCTGTCGCACTTACACGGCAGCTTTTCGCCATGTTTTTTTTGTTCATCAGGTGCGATTTCATTAATACACCAACTTAATTACTGCTTCAGGTTGGTGTATTGTTTGCATCTTTCCCTTTTCATTCATAAAGATAGAGCAAACAACAAAACCACCACCACCCCCCTGAAAAAGCTCATAAATAGCGAAAAACCGCGAGGTCGCCGCCCCGTAACGGGCCATAATTCCAGGAAGGACCCGCAAAAAAGCCGGATTTCTCCGGCCTTGTCTCAGATGGTTTTCAGTATGCGATCGATGTCGCCGTCATCGCCTGGGTTTCTGCCATCGTATGCCATGCCAGCTGATACGGTTTGTGGGCTGTGCATGTCCATAAAGTTTTCAAAGGCTGCGGTAAGCTCTGGTGCAACCTTCGGGCGTTCCTGCTCTATGGTCATGTTCAGGATGTTTTTAGCCGTATCAACATCGATACAAGGCACGTTTGCCATTGCACGCAACAGCGGCTGATAGTCTTTATGCTCATGAAGCGCCATAATCGCATCAGCGCGCGGCTTGTCCTGCTCTTCCAGTTTGTTGAGTTGATATACGGCCTCGTAGGTTGATAAACCTCTGTCAGCCATTGCCCGCGCTTCGGCTTTAAATTTACTCGCCAGCGGTAGCGCCATGATGCTTTCATTCGTTGCCATCGTTCCCCCTGCTTATCGGGCCAGCGGCTGAACGGATACGCCAGAACCCGCAAAGGCGGCGCATTTTTTCGCATCGGTGTCGACGCTCTCAGGCCAGTTAACGGCGGCAATATTGAATATCCCCGTCTTGTAACACTGTGCTGATTTCTGCTTTGACGTGTCCACGAGGTACGAAGTCAGATAAACAGCCTTGCCAGATTCCTGACCATCCCACGGCTTAAACTCGCCATTGTCCGCCAGCATCAGCGGGGTAAATTCCTGAATAACGCCAGCATCAGCGGCAAAATGTACCAGCGTCGTGGATACCTGCTGACTGCCTGCAAATAACTCAATGTATGGAGTGTCCATAGAATCCCCCGTTAAGCAATTTTGACGGTAACAAATTTGCGAATATCTGCCGGAACCGGCTGCGGTGCGCTGTGCGTCTGCACGTACTCAATCGCCGGATCGCCGTCCTCAATCCAGTTTTTCGGGTAGTACATGTTTTGCGTTGCGCCTGTTCTTACCGCTTCCTGATCCATAATCGCACCATAGGCCACCAGCCCTTTGTTGTTGGTGTTGCCCAGGACCAGCAAATCAGGATCAAGGAAATATTTTTCTGTGCCGTCGCTGTCAGTGTATTTGCCGGAATAGACGATAAGGGCAATATCGCCCAGATAGCCTTTAAAGCTCACCACTTCGCCCAGGTTTTTACAGGCCAGCTCTGCGGCGGACTCTGAACCACGGGAAAGATCGTACAGCTCACGGAATTTTTTAAAGCTGCGTAACGTTCGCCATACCTCAACGCCCATAATCATGACGTTTGCGGGGCAACCAGCCTGATCGGCGTATAGTTCGATATCATAGATTGGATCGTGGGTTTCTTTGTCCTGCTCTGACCATTTTTTCCCGTCGGCCTGCTCTATGATGTTTTTTTCCGGTATCTTCCAGTCGATTTCATAGCGCTCTATGCCTTCGCCCTCAATGATGTTTTTTCCGGTCGTTACCGCATTTACCGCCAGCCATTCCACGCGCGCTTTTATGGCGTTTATCTGGCGGCGCATATTGCCAGTAATCAGGCGCATACGGCGATAGGTAGGGTCGTTAAGCTGTGCCGGATCTTCTCCAGCCATGCGCATGATGGTTTTCGTTGGATCGATTTCGTGCTTTGGCTTCATGTAGCCAGGTTTAATCGTGCTGGTTTCGTACCCTTTATCGCGCTGAACCTGGCTACCCACCATAGGCGAACAAAACGCCGACATGGTGACTTCTTCAATGTCCAGGGTATCCAGCATGATGTTTTGCGTGTTGAATGTCGCCACGTTCGGGAAAAACAGCGCGGTAAACAGCGGACTAAATTTAAATTCCGCAATATCCTCGCGATTCAGGTACGCGAAAAGCTGGTGTGTGTTAAGTGCCATTGCTTTGACTGCCATTATTCACCCCCATGAGTCTGATTTATGCCCAGCGCCGCGCGTAAATAGGAGCGTACCTGCCAGCCTGTTGACGGCTCAACCATCGCCAGCGGATCAAGTCCTGCCGCAATGCCTGCTTTTACGTTCTGCTGGTGGCGTTCCTTGAGCGCCTTCACGATGTCGGGGCTTATGTACACCGAAACACCGCCTTTTTTCTCTTCAGCCATAGTAAGAAATTCCTCTTTGACTTAAAAAATCATAACTGGATGTTCATCCAGCTCTGATTATAATCATGATTGCATTTTGTGCAATGATGTTGAGTTGCGTTGCAAATTATGAAATGATTATCCCGATCATGTGTGTCAGTGCACCAAAAAGCCTCATATGCAAAAGCCCGATAAGCCACCTCTGACCTTATCGGGCTTTTTTATCTGCCTGCAAAGATGTCGAACGAAAATTAACCACAACCATCATCTTTTTTGCATCAAAACAATTAAAAACAATAAATTACGCTCATGATGATGATGACGATAAAATCACAAAAATGCGCTTTTTTCCGCGCCTCCCGCCCCGTGTTCAGGCCCACCCCGCCAGGAGGACCCGTAAAAAAGCCGGATTGCTCCGGCTTCTGTCACTCGTCGCTTAAAACGGTATGTTATCCCCGTACGGATCATCATTCCCCGCCTGTTGTTTTGCCCTGTTCAGCGCGTCAGTAGCCTGGCCCTGTTGACCTTTTTTGCCGCCCAGTCGCGCCGTTCGCGCACTGATTACACTGTCTGCGATAACCTGCCAGCCCTGCCGCGTTTCTCCGTTCTGCCCAGTCCACTGGCTGATCTGCATGTTACCCGCCACGCTCAGGAGTTCACCCTTGCGGTGCCTTTCCAGTGCTTCGGCCTGTCTGCCAAATGCCAGGACGGATAACCACATCGTCGCCGTTCCGTCATCTGCCTGGCTGCACGGAAGGGGGACCGCCATACGCGCCAGCGTCATCGGTGTGCCCTTGCTGGTCTGTTTTACCTGCGGGTCGTCCACCAGCCGCCCGTAAGCGGCTATCTGTGCTGTCATGATTCCACCTCTCCGGTTTTAACGTTGATGGTTGTTACCTGTTCCGCTTCGGCAATCTCCCGTTCTGTCAGCGTGGCAAAGTTTGCCGCTGCTGTGGTCATGAATGCGCTTATCAGGTCGGGATGTTCCTTCGCGTATCCTTCCCCTACGTGTCGGTCTATCGTTCTGATTGCCACCTTTAAAGCGTGCTCTGTCATGTCTAACGCGCGATATTTCGGTTCTGTTCTGTCTCTGCGTTTTTTGAGTGATTTATTAAATTTCCCTGAAGTGTGCATATTTATTTTTACCCCCTCGTTTAAAAAGTTTTGAGTTGTGCCTCCCCTTGTCTACCTATCTACCTTAGTGGCCCTCATGCCAGTAATGGCGCGGCTTTCAGCGGGGTAGAGTGCTTTTATCCACTATCTACCCCGTGTCTACCTCCCTGTCTGATTCAGGTAAAATCAGGTAGAGAGGGTAGATAGTGGGTAGACAGTAAAAAAAGGCTATCTACCTAACTTAATGCACTGAATTAAATGTATTTTTCTTTACTCAGGTAGACAGGGTAGACAGCCATTGCAACAAATTATAAAAACGCGTCGCAATCGTCTGTTGTTATTGCGTTAGTCTGCGTTACTCCTTTAACTTTCCGCGTAATATATTCATGTCCGTAAACTTTCGCGGCTGGCTTCATAGCCTTGCCAAAGTCATTTACGTTTAGCGGTTTGCTCCTGCCTGCGTACGCCATAAACGCCAGATAGACGCGGTAAAGGCTGTTTCTGGTCGTGTACTTCACTGAATCGCCACCGCCGCCCATCATCAGGCCGCGTGCTTCCTCCAGAAAATTCAGGAACTGGCAAAACTCAATAACCGGATCCGTCTGTTGCTTTATTGCCAGTGCTTCATCACCGTCACGCTGTTCAATGAGTAAAGCCCGTGCCTTTTCAGGGTCGGCAAAGTTCGCCAGCAAGCGGCGGATAATGACAGGGATTTCAGCCGCGATCTTTTCCGGTAGCTCCCTGTCTTTTTCTGCCTCGCTTACGATGTTATCGAACCGGAATATCACCCGACGACGTGCCACACCTCCGGCCCGTTCGGTGAATATCATCGGATTGTTATTGGTTGCCAGCACCACCGCCCTGATTACCGCCGTAAAACGCTTTTCATATTTCGGGTTAATTTCCACGGGGTCGCCGCCCGTGATTTTCTTGATGCCCGTTCCTTCGCCTGTATATTTCGGCTGGTCTGCCAGGACGATAAGACGACTCCCGACAACCTGCGCACGCCCACCAGCATCATCAAGCGATGTCATTTCAGCGCTTACCGTGTTTTGTTTCCCTGCCAGAAGGCTGGCTATGTGTGTGAATGTACTTTTACCGCTCCCGCCGTCTCCGGTGGCCTCAATAAACATCTGCCAGTCGTACCGGTTCGCCATAATCATGTACAGCGCGGCACATATACGCATCATCTTGCGCGGGTCTTTTCCGGCTGCGTGCTCAAGCCATTTATGAAAGTTTGGCGCGTTATCGCGGATGTTCTCCCCTGGTGCTGGTGGCGTGTACTCAATGCCGTTGTGCGTGGTGATCCAGTTCTCCGGCGTGTGCGGGGAAAATTCCCCCGTTTTCAGGTCAAGCGCACCATTGGCGAACGGCAGCAAATCGCCGGACGGCTCGCCCATTGGTTCGGCAATAACTTTTAACGCTTCCACGGCGTTATTGATTACGCGCTTGCTGAAAGTGGCCCTGTGCTCTGAATAGATCGCCACCATTTCGCGGCTAAGTTCCATTGTGCTGACCGGACACCATACCCCGCCGCGCCATACGTGAACGATTTCACTTTCAGGATGTACGCAAACGCCATCAAAGCGATCGGCAAGCAGCTGCGCGCGCTCACTGTCCGCCATCTGCGAAAGTTGCGCCTTTTGCTTTACCGGAAGCTCAATGACCAGACCATCAGAAAGATTCTGGCGCTCACGGGCCAGATATTCGCGCCAGTTCTCCACCTTCTGACCGTGCATACCATCAGGGTAAAAATTTGCATCCTGTACGCCTGCCGCCGCCAGCTTCTGACCAATCGCCTTTATCATTACTGGCGCAAGATATCCGGCCCTGAATATGCGCACGGATTTTCTGCCTTCCGGCACAATTTGCAGCTTATCCAGTTCTGATAACTGCTGCTCCCCAAGCCACACAGGAGGCTCATTATCTCCGGCCATACGCGCATCATGTTCCTGCCATTGTTTCGCGTGTGCCCAGGCATCACTACCCGCAAAAATAATGACTTCTGTTCCTTTGTGTTTTATGCCGCGTGACTGCTGTTTTACGTTCGGTGCCAGTTTCATTTTTTACCCCTGAATCCGTTAATCATGGTTTTCAGCTTCTGGATGTTTGCCCGTGCCCTGGCGTTGCTGGTGGGCACGTTATGCGGCGCGGTCTGTACCAGAGAAAAATCACGCCGGAACTGATAAACAGGCATCACGCAATCATATTCGTAACCTTCACGGCGGTAAGTTACGCACCGTCCCGCCACGCCCTTAATCATTACCGTGCCGCCGTACTGGTCGCGGTAAATATCGCCGCGCGTAAATTTAGGGTGAGTGTTGCCACTGGCAGTTAAGCCAGAATATTTAAGTTTCATTATTTTTATTCTCCGGTGTGCTGTTCTTTATATCTATCGTGCAATAGATCTATTTCTTGCAGTTCCATTATTACAGGCTCAAGAAGCGTTATTAATGCCGTGGCAATTCTTGATTTTTGTTTGTCGCGTTCATTGTCGCCAAGTGTTTCAAGCCATATGCGCAATATTTCCAGCATGTTTTCACTGTGAGAAAGTGCAAGAAATGCGCGGTCTATTGTTTCGTGGTAAATATCACGCATATTAATCCCCGTCCGTCGTTTTTCTTAAAATAACCTCTGTCACGAAATCAGCATAATCGGCGGCGATATTCAGTACATCAAGCCCCGTTGATTTATATTCTCTCGTGGAAAGTAAGAAAAAAGCCGCTCTAATAAGTTCTGGCATTGACGAAAGCGCATCAGCCGCATCATCAGGAACGCCGGAAAATTCCTGTTTCAGGGAATTAAAACGATCATCACGCATAACCCCCCCCATTTTCACAATCAGCAACAAGAATATTTTTAGCGTCATTCAGCGACCGTGTTGCGATGTATCGGATACATTCCAGGGCGAACTGTGTCCGGTCTTTCTGTTCTTCTCCCTGCGCAAGCTCTGCAGTGCATTCAATATCGATAAGCGCGTGCATCAGCGTAGTGAGCGCGGCGGCTGCTGCGTCCGGTGTGGTTTTATTGCACATGTACCCCTCCGCATTTTTTTTCGTTAGAAATAAGCGTTCTTCTTTCCTGTTCATCGCTCAGGAATACGCAGACCTCACCGCTAAGGCGTTTAAGTAAGCCGATGATTGCCCCTGATTCGCTGTCGGTCATCATGCCAGGGTAATCCTCTGCCAGTGCGCAAATAACTTCGATTTGGTGGGCGCGTTCTGCTGCCTGTTGTAGTGTGATTTCCTGGCTCATAAGCCTACCCCCTGACGAATACGGGCAGCAAATACCATCACGCAGCCAGCCGGAGATTGCTGACGCGCTTCCTGTTCGCTGGTGGCCTCGATGGTAATCACGCGCGGTTGTGCCGTGCTCAGGGCGATAAAACGCCAGATGTATTTATTCAGGTTGTACGAGTCCCGCCCTTGCGGGTGTATGGTATAATTTCTCATAGCTGCCTCGATAATCTTGCTATCGTTGGTGGTTAGAAGCCCCGTTACTGCTCCTACAGTGCGGGGTTTCGTCGTTTCTGCACCTTGCATTAACAAGGTGTAAGTAACTTTATTTATAGGTGGCTTACATGTCAATGCTTTTATGTAAGACTTTTTATGTGTATATTGTCTTACACTTTCATTGAGAGGATTACAGATGGCTACAGGTTCAAAAAACGCAAAATCACAATCACTGACAGCTCGGATCCCGCATGATGTTATTGAAGGCATGGAATCCGTAAAACTGGACGGTGAAAGCAACGCCGGATTCATAGTAACCGCCATGCGCGGTGAAATCGCCCGCCGCCAGGCAGAAGGAAGCGGAGAAAACCCCCTGATTTCTTCGCACGATGCACTGGCGCAGGTGGAAAAACTCGGAATCAAAGCCGCCGAGGAGATCGGGCAGCTCGTCACTGTCGCACGTGAAGAACTCCAGCGCCGCAAGACCAAAGAACCAGAGTAA